TTAAGGAACAAAGGTTTACGGCATGGAATTGCGGATTCGAGTAGCGAAAAATGTCCGATTGCGGCGGCTGATGGCTGGTTTGACCCAGCGCCAGTTTGCCGACAAGCTCTCAGAATTGACTGGCCGGACGTGGGCCCAGCCACAGGTCAGCGACGTGGAGCACGGCCGCACGGCCATTACGCTCAACACGCTGGAAAACATCGCGCACGCCTTGAACGTGCCGGCTGCTGAGCTGGTTCAGATTCCCCGCGCTCGGGACGTGGCCAAACTGGGCCCCCGGGCTGATTTGGTCACTTTCGTCGCCTCGCCGGAGGCTGATTGAAGCATCGGGCTTGCTTGGACGACGTGCAACGGTGTGTATTTCCACTGATTCCGCTCGGCGTACCGCTCGGCGCGTTTCTTACTGGCAAAGACACGGCTCAGAAATTCGATGCCGCCAAGACCATCCTCGTAGCCGACCAGCCAAACGACGGCATTTTGGTAGATTCCGCTGATTCTCAATTCGCTCATGGTTGTTCTCCATACTGGGCAACAAAGCTGCCCGCCTACTGAACAAACCGGCCAGGGGTAGCTAATCCCCGCCGAGCAGACGGACAGCCCGTTGCTCAATACGCCGGCCAAAACCGGAGCGTACTAAACGACATACGAAAATACAACTACGGGATTAACCGGGGCTCCCGAGCGAACAGGACTTGCACCGGCTGGCCGAGCACCTTGGCGATTTTCTCAAGTGTCCCGAGCATTACGTCACACCGGGCGGTTTCGATGGCGCAATAAGTTGGCTGGGCCATTTTCAGCTTCGCCGCCATTTGTGCCTGGCTGAAGCCGACCTCGATTCTCAGCTCTCGAATGTTGGTGATAACCTTGCGGTGAAGCTCGCTTATCTTCGTGGATTTCTTCGTTCGGCGGTCTAGTTTCCCGGTCTGAATCGTCATAGGTGGGCTCCTACTTGGTTGACGAAAGAAAACCCACCGGCTAGGGTGGGAGTGCGGATAATAGGAGTCGAACCTACACGACCTTGCGGTCACTAGAACCTGAATCTAGTTAGGCAGCGCCCTATAATCGTCACAACCGCTACAGATGGACCGTTAGGAAAGGGAAAAATCCCGGCTGGCCGATAGGACGCACTTCCAGCCCTTTACACGGATGCCTATCCTCGATTACTGAAGGAGGCAGCCGCATGAAAATTCACGACTTTCTTGTCGCATATTGTCTGCAACGTGACATTACCGAATCGTCCATCGAGCAGTACCGAATCGCGGTGCACTGCTTTGAGAAATGGCTTGGCCGGCCGGCTGAGCTGAGCGACCTGACCGACGAGCAGATGAATCGGTTTTTGGCGACCTACGCACACGGCCACCAGCCGCACACGGTACAGAGCAAACGCCGCAGCCTGCTGGTTCTATGGCGAGCCATCGCCGACCAACACGGGATTGCCGAGCCGAACCGGGTGCGGCGAATCAAGACGCCGCCGACGCCCCGAGACGTTTGGAGCGCGGAGGATGTGAGCCGAATCTGCGCGGAGCTGCAACAGGTGCAGGGCCGCTTACCGGTTGTTTGCATCAAGAAGGCTGACTATTACGTCGGGCTGGTCGCCGCCGCTTGGGAAACAGGGCTCAGACTGGCCGACCTGATGGGACTGGAACGCAGCCAGGCTGTCGAGTCGGGCTGGTTTTGCGTGACGATGCACAAGACCGGCTTGCCGCATTGGTGCAAGCTCCACCCGAGCACACGGGCCGTCATCAATCGCACGTTCGACGACTTTGCGCCGCCAAGGAAGCTCTGTTGGCCGACGTGGGGAATCCGAACCCCCAAGGCTTGCTACAAGCTGATTCGGTTGGAAATCATGGCCGCTGTTCGCGCTGCCGGGCTCACCGCCAGCGACGGGCCGTTTAAGAAGCTCAGGCGCTCAAGCATCACCGCCGTTGAACTTGCCGCACCAGGACAGGGACAATACCACGCCGGCCACACGTCAGCCATCACGACGCAAAAGTGGTATCTCGCTGATGGCGTCAAACTCAACCGGCCGCTGCCGGCAGAGCTGCTGATTTAATTTCCAAAAAATCTTCAGAACTAGATTGACGGGGTATCGGTAACTTCCTATATTGCCGATACCTATTCAGGGTTGGATATGTCACGCACACGGAGGTAGGACTCATGTTGGTATTAGCTCGGAAGCACATGGAAGAAATCAAGATTGGAGACGGCATTGTCGTCTCGGTGCTGAAAATCTCGAACAAGGAAGTTCGCATTGGGGTTACAGCACCCAAGGAGGTGAAAATCTTGCGGGCGGAGCTGCCGGTTTACGAAGGGACCGCACCCGCCGCCAGCCCTGAATAGGTCGTTTTTCCCACTCACGACACAAGGAGAAAGATTATGCAATCGACAGTCACTCGGGAGCGGACTTCGCGCATTGGCGCGTCGGATGCCGCTGCCATTCTCGGTGTCAGTTCGTACAAGACGCCCTACGAGGTCTGGCTGGAAAAGACCAATCGGGTTGAGCCTTGGGAGGGTAACGACGCAACCAGCATCGGAACCGCCCTTGAGCCGCTACTGCTCGACCACGCCGAGCAAGACCTTGGCGACCTTCAGAGAAACGTGTTCATCCCAGCGCCGGCAGGCTTGCCGATTGGCGCGACGCTTGACGCCCAAGTCATCGCCACTGGCGACGTGGTTGAAACCAAGACCAGCGGCATGAGGAAAGGCGCTCCAGTCGTCGGCTACTGGGGCGAAGAAGGGACTGACCATATTCCGCAAGAATACTTGGTCCAGACCCAACTCCAAATGTTCTGTGCCGGCGCGGAGGTCGCGCACGTCTACGCTTTGCTTGGTGGTTGGCCGGTTGTGAAGTACCTCATCCGGTACGACAAGGAACTGGCAAGCATCCTCACCGAGCAGCTTACCCAATGGTGGCACGCTCATATCATCGGCGACGTGCCGCCAGACGCCAGCGCGGTAACGCCGGAAATTCTTAAGCGCGTCATCCGGCAGCCGGAGTCAGTCATCGAGATTGACCAGACCGCGACGTTTCGCCTGCGGACCATCATCGACGACCTTGAAATGGCCAAGGCCAAGAAAAAGGAAATCGAGGAACAGGTCGAGCTTCTGCAAGGCCAGCTCATCCTAGCTCTCGGTGACGCTGAAGCGGCCAAGCTCGCTGACGGCACTCAGATTACCTACCTCGAATCCTATCGCAAGGGCTACACCGTGCAGCCTAAGTCCTATCGCACCCTTCGCATCAAGGAAGCCAAGTAATGAACGCAGTAACCGCACCAGCAAAACCCAAGCTACTCGAAGTCATGGCCGGCCGTCTCGGTGTCGAGCCGGGAGCAATGCTACAGATTTTAAAAAACACCGTCATCAAGCCGCAAAGGAACGGCAAAGAAGCAACGAACGAGGAGGTGCAAGCCTTCCTCATTGTGGCCAACAAATACGAATTGAACCCGCTCACCCGCGAAATCTTCGCGTTTGAATCGAACGGGGCAATTATCCCCATCGTTTCTATTGATGGCTGGTCCACGTTAGTCAACCGCAACGAGAATTTCGACGGCTGTGAGTTTGAAACCGAGCACGACGACAAAGGCAATGTCGCCAGTATCACCTGCAAGATTTATGACAAGCGCCGCAGCCGGCCCATTGCGGTGACGGAGTATCTGAGCGAGTGTTCGCGGCCAAGCAACCCGTGGCGCACAATGCCGCACCGTATGCTTCGGCACAAGGCTTTCATGCAGGCTGCTCGCTTGGCGTTCGGTTTGTCCGGCATCTACGACGAGGACGAAGCGAGAGATGTTGTTCGCAACGACATGACGCCAATCCCAGTGAACGAGACGCCAAAGGCCGGCACCGAAGCGCTCAAGAATAGGCTGCTTCCTAAACCGCAACCAGAGCCCCAGCCCGAGCCAGTTGTCGAGCAGGCACCAGAAGAACCGATTGTCGAAATCGTGCCGGCCGAGGTTGTCGAGCAGGGCAGCCAGCCCCAACAACTCGAAGTGTTTATCGCTGAAGCCCGGGACTACACCGCTGATTTTCAGGCGGTGAAAACTCTGAAGGCTGCGGCCGACTTGGCCCAGCAGCTTACAGAGGATGACCCAGGAGCAGGTTACGAAATCGAGCAGGCTTACTTGGCCCGCATTGCCGAGATTCGGCGTAAATGAGTGGTGGGAACCTTGGGCCGCTTCTCCTTGTGACGGTCCTCGCTGCCGGTAGGTCAAGCCGGCATTTTTTGCGGCAATTAAACGGAGTCTAGTGCCATGCTTGAGAAAATGCTGTTTGGTTATTTTTGTGGTTTTGTTTCTGGGGCTGTCATTATCTGGTGCGCTTGGGCGCACGCAGTGACGAGGGATTGAACGATGGGCAGGCGACAAATAAAGAAATGGACCGCTGCTGAGTGGATTCGGTTTGGCAATCGCGTCAAGAAGGTGCGGGCAGAGCTAATCAGAATGTGCCATGACGTTCAAGACGTTTGCCCAATAAAAAACCTGAGCGGGCTAGTTAGGGTTCAGAACCAACTCGACAACTGGAAATCAAAGATGGAGGACGTTGTTGGAGAAAGCGTCCCAGCAGCAATTTTTACTCGCATTTTTTACGGATGCGAATTGCCAGAGAATCTTTGCGACAGCGACAGACCAAGGGAACAGGAGTAAGCATTAGCACCGTGGCGGAATTGGAAAACGCAACCCGACAAGGGGAAAGCTCCTGGTTCGAGCCCAGGCGGTGCGGTTTAGTAGGGAACGTCGGGAAGCCCTGAGATAGTTCGACGTAAAGCTACAGTCAGGGATGGAACGCCGCAGCTAGGCGTGACAAGGGAGAGACCGTCGCGGAACGACACACACAATAGGCGTGACAGCCGGAGAGACGGCAATTTTTGGCTGGTCGGCGTGGATGGTGACACGCTCACGAACAGAATGTGCCCGTTGCGGTGCGACTCCGCAGTTTCGTAGGTGACGTGAAGGCAGATTCTAGCCGGTTCGAATCCGGCACCAGCCATTAACCCATCCTCGCACCAGAGTAGGTCGGCGGTACTGATTAGCCGCTGCCGGTTGCTTAGTAGCGTCGGGCGAGGGTTGGTTTTATTAACACGAAAGGAAATGAAACGATGGCAAATAACGAACTGCGACGAGTAAAGCTGACTCAAGACCAATATATTCGGCTGTCAACAATAATCAGCTTGCGCGAGACGGACATTATCAAACTTGCTTGGGAGTTAATTGAGCGGGCGCAGTTTGAAGCAAATAAAGCGTGGAATGAGATTCGTCATTTGGCAAACGCAGTCGAAGGTGAGGCGATGTCGCTTAATCATATAACGCAGGAAATCGTTGTTTACAGCAAGGCAGAAGATTTAAGTAAGGACGAGTGAGCTGCCGTGTGGTTAAGACCAGCGGGCGAGGGTGGGGTTTGAAACAGCAAAGGAGCGAGCGATGAAGATTGAGGGTGTGCCAGCTGGTTATGAGTTGGTGCGGATTGGAATCCCGAAAGATGGTGATTTGTTTATGCACGGGCGAGTTGGGCATATCGACGAATACGACGAAAGCGTTTTCTATAACACGGTTTACCCCATCGTTCGCAAAATCGAGCGGCCCAAGACCTACAGGCCGTTTGCCAATGCTGCGGAGTTCAAGCCGCATCGGGACAGGTGGGTGAGATTTTACGAAGGTTGCCTAACGAAAAAAATTGGGGCGTACTCAGAAACTGAAGTAGAAATTATAGGCGAAGGCAACTGGGGCTACGATGCGGCGTTCGCATCGTATGTATTCGACGACGGAACCCCCTTTGGCGTGGATGTGAGCGAATGACATTTGACCGGCGACCAACATCACGAACGGCCTATGAAATTGCTGGCGACTTGGCATTGAGTAGCCGTAGTGCTGACCGGGAGGCGGCGAAGTGCATCTGCGAGTTAATTGAAATGATTTCCGCTTATCAAGACGTTTGCGTCGCGTACCGGACTGGCAGGCAAACGCGAGCAACAGAGTTGGCCTTGGAGTTGATTCAGCGGCACAAATGGCGAGTCGGAAAGCGGGAGGTGAGCGAATGACAAAGAAAAAACAGGCTGAAAATTGCCGAATATGCGAATGTGATGAAATGCTGGAAGTCCGCAAGCACGCTGCCGAAGCGTTTGATGTTATGGACGCCATCAGCGAAGTCTACGGACACTCCTACGGGGCTAGTATCGTTGAGTGGGTGCGGACGCTGATTGAGGCTGAAAAGGAGCAGCGGCGATTGGTTGAAGTAATGGAAAGCCAAGCCAAACGGCGAACGAAAGACGCTGGCGACTTAATTGCCGCGATGCGGTTTATTTCCGATGCAACGAGATGCGGCAGCGATGGACTGGCAATTAGCGGCAAGGCTATCACGCTGCAAATGTCCGAGGTGTTCCGGGTGGCAATCCAGCGTCTTGAGTTCATCCAAGGAGCTGATAAGGGATTGCTGGACGGGATGCAAAAGAACAATCAGCGAAACTTCGTGCAGGAGTTGATTGATAAGCAGGCAAAGCAAAAGCGTGAGGCAAAAGAATGAGCGGCAAGAAATGCCCAATGTGCGGAGAGGGTAGGCCGATGAGGACGCTTGCTGCCTCTTGGTCATGCGGAACACATCAGGTTTTTTACGATGAAAACGGCGATTATGTCGAGCCGTATTTTCAAACTGGAACAGAGTGCGACAAGACTATTTTTCGTAACGGGTTTTTACGATGCCATGATTTGTTGCGTATTGTCTACGGCCATTTGTCCCGTGGGTGGTCGGTTCCGTCTGCAATCGTAGAAGAAATCCGAAAAGAGGTAGAAGGCGAAAAGGAGGTGAGCGAATGAGCGAGCCAGTGAACGACTGTTGCTGCGGATTCCCAAGCGGCGAGAACGCAGACAACTGCGAACGGTGCGGACTGATAAAGCAACGTAATGAGTTGGTGCAGATTGCCGAATTGTTGCGATGGGAATTGACAACAGTTTTGAACGTACACGCCGACACCGAAGAAGATTCTATCAGAGCAATCGAAGTAATCGGCAAGTACGAGCAATTCTTGGACAAGCACAGCTTACGGTCACTGGTAGAGGAAATTGACTAACCACCCCCAGCAACACGAAGCTGGCGGTGGTTTGTACGGAGGAGGAATGATGAACGACGAGCCAAAGCGAGCCAAGGCGACGATTGTGACAACCTACGAAGGCGACTGGGACATGGTTCAGCAACTAATGGCCAGCGAAAAACGGGAGCGAGAAAAGCGATACAGGCGGCAGGAGTTTGAAAACTTCATAAACGGTATTGCCGACAAGAAGCACAAAAGGAAAAAGCGATGAACGAACAACAAGCAAACTTAATTATCCATTGGCTGGAAGTTCTCAACCAGCGAATGAACGAGGTAATCAACGAACTGGTCGAAATCAAACAACAGCTAAAGGACTCCTATGACGCTTGAGAAGATTTTTCCGGGCGATGGATGGCGGTTGCTGGGGCCGGATGAGATT